CAACATTACAGGAACAAATTAAAAGAGTACTAAGAACAGAATTATCACAACAGGCAATGGAACAAGGAGAGGAATCCTGGGAAGAGGCAAACGATTTCGAAGTGGAAGACGATTTCGACGTGGAAATATTAAATACACAATATACATTAATGGAGGAAGAATTTATAAAACCGACGGAGTCGGAACCGGAGCCGGAGGCGGAGGACGATAAAACGGGAGAAAAACTGATACCGGATGTAAGATCCGAGGAAATACAGAAAAAACTGAAAGAGGAATTGGAAGAATATAAAGAAAAAATAAATGAGCTAAAATTGAGCGAAGAAAAGGATAAAGTTAGCACTACTTGATGCTAACTGTGCATACTGACACAAAATGGCTAAAAAAAGGCGTAAAAAAAGTAGGCAAAAGAGAATAAAAAGCCGAATACAGCGAGATATCAACACTATCACCAAATCTCCTTGGAGATTGCTGTATTCAAAATCAAAAAAAAAGCCTCTAGGAGACGATAGACGACGTTTTAAGCCAAAACACGATGATCATCCCAGGTTAAGGGATGGTCGTCGAGTGTCGTATCAATTAAGCGACCCCTTAGGCATAAATAAGCTAAAGGGGAGACTAAAATATACAACGGCAGCAAAATTAGGGTTTAGGGATCCGTTAAAAACACTGATATGCGTAAGAAGAGCAGCAAGAAGGTTAACACTGTTTAGATACAGGAAAATCGGATCAGGAATAGCGGTACGAAAGCGGCGGATCCGTAACAAATACTCGAATATAAAATGTAGGAGGTCATAATGTTTGGATTAGAATCATTAGGACAAGGAATGGCCCAATTACCGGGAGGCCCAACATATCAGGCCAGGAAAAAGGAAAGAAGGGAACAAAGAAGATACGCGATGTCAGGGATAAGATGGAAAGTTAAAGATGCAATTGCAGCAGGTATACATCCATTAGCGGCAATGGGTGCGAGTACGCAATCATATAGACCGCAACACATTGAGCCAATAAGAGGATTTCCCGATATAGGTGCTATAATAGATAAAGCAAAAGCAAACAAAATGTCAAACGACGATAAAGCGTTGGTGGAATTGGCGAAAGACTCAGCTGTGCTGGATAACGACTACAAAAGGATAAGAAACCAACAGGCAATAATAGATTTGGAATCACCAGACACAACAACAAAAAATGATTTATTAATAGAAAAGCCGGCAGAAGTAGTAAGGCCATCACCAGGGAACGTAGGAATACAACCAGGAGTAAAATCACTTAAGGATATATACGTTGACGAATTTGGGACAATAAATTTCGAACTGACCCAGGAGGCGTCAGAACCAAGAGAATCAGGTTCAGGAATAAAAAAGATACATACAAATATATACGATGCAATTATGATCGGAAAAGTAGCGACACAACCGAAGTTAAGACAGAATTTAATAAATACAGCAACGAGAGAGTTGAAAAGAGTAGGAAGATTAAAAAAAGGACAGGCAATTTATTGGGATGCAAAATTACAGGTATTCAAAATAAAAAGTATAGGAGCTCATAAAAAGTATATTAGAGACAAAAAGAGGAAGAGGAAAATACAAAGAGATAAGGATGCAAGATTTCTATCAACACCATACTAAGGAGGTGAGGAAACTATGAGGTATAGACGCAGAGGATACAGGCGTTCAAAGAAAAGAAGTAGAGGGAGAAAAAGAGGGAGAAGAAAGTTTGCAAACTATTATTCAAAAAGAATAGGTAGGAGGATGTGAAAATGATGTGCGAGCGCCCTTATATAAAAACTCCTACCGGCGTGAAAGCAGCCCACACAATTGGAAGGGAAAATAGACTTGCAACAACTCCCTTCCCGTGTGGGTCTTGTCTTCATTGCAGGATAAACCAGGCAAGAGTATTAAAAAACAGGATACTGTTAGAACAATCAACATCAGAAGATTCATGCTGGTCAACATTAACATACGAAGATGAAAACCTACCGGTAGATAAATACAATAAAGCAATATTAGTACCCAGCCATTTGACAAAATTCATAAAAAGAATTAGAAGAAAGATCGAGCCAGTAAAAATAAGATATCTGGCTGTAGGTGAATATGGAGAGGAAAGTTGGAGACCTCACTTCCATATATGCCTATTCAACATTTCATCGAGAGAAAAAAAATTAATCGAAGATACATGGAAAAAAGGATTTACGTTTACAACGGAATTAAATAATGAAATAGCTGCATACACGGTTGGGTATCTAACAGAAAAATTAAATAAAGACGAAGATGTAAAAAAGCTAGGGTTACCACCGGAATATATGGTATCATCGAAGGGAAACGAAATAATAAAAGGAGGTATGGGAATTGAAGCAATTGAAAGAATGGCTAGAAAAATTAAGAAAAGCCCTTACGTGGATAAAGATATTATTAGACAGATTACTTGGGGGAAAAAAAAGGCTCCCCTAGGAAGATATTTAACATTAAAATTAGCAGAATTAATAGGCGTAGATGATCAGGATCTGGAAAACGAATTTTGGTTAAGCCAAGAAAAAAATTATGAAGATAATTTGGAAGGAGATGGAATATATTATGATAGAATCAACAAAGAGAAGGAAGCAGAAAGAAAGGCTCAAAGGAAAAGATACGAATTATTCAAGAGGAGAAAAAAGATATAAAAGAAAAAAGATGTTTGAAAGAATGACAGATCCATTAAGGGAAAAAAGGATAAAAAAGACAATAGACATTAGAGATTTAAAAATATTGGGTTTGAAAATGATTTATAATCCTAAGAAAAAAATAATGGAGGTATATAAAGATGAGAAGAAATAAATTCAGTCTATCAAACTACAAACTGTTAACATGTGACATGGGAAAATTAATACCAATACAATGGTTCGAGGCACTTCCAGGAGATACAATACAACAAGAAACACGTATGCTTTTAAGAGTGTCTCCATTACTTTCACCAGTAATGCACCCGGTAAGGATAAGAATTCACCACTGGTTTGTACCAAATAGATTAATATGGGAAGATTGGGAAGACTTTATAACAGGAGGACCGGACGGTACATCAGTTCCAGTACCACCAATACATGATTGGGGAACAGTAACAGAAGGAACATTACAAGATTACATGGGAGTTCCACCAGGATCGTATACACCAAACTTAGAATTTTCAGCGCTTCCAACAAGAGCATACAATGCAATATTCAATGAACACTACAGAGATCAAGATTTAGTAACAGAATTAACAAACTCGTTAGCGTCAGGAACAGATACAACAAGCAATGCAGCAATACAAAATGTAGCCTGGGAAAAGGATTATTTTACAACGGCAAGACCATGGGAACAAAAGGGAAACGAAGTGACAATTCCATTGGGAGATAGTGCACCAATAACAGGTCTTGGAGTAACAGATGTTAATGCCCAGGCAGGACCAATAAACGCAAGAGAAACAGATCAAACATCAACAGTAGCTTACGCAAATTATTTCGATAATACACGTAATTTAATAGAAGAAGATCCGGCCAATGCGGATTATCCGAATATAAGAGCGGATCTATCAATGGCGGCAGGTATGCCAATAAATGATTTAAGATTAGCTTTAGCAATACAGAGGTACCAAGAAGCTAGAGCAATGTACGGATCACGTTATACAGAATATTTAAGACACCTCGGAGTAAGATCCTCAGATGCTCGTTTACAAAACCCAGAATATCTGGGAGGAGGTAGACAGGTAATACAATTTTCGGAAGTATTGTCAACAGACGGATCAAATACGGGTGAAATGAAAGGTCACGGAATAGCGGCAATGAGATCAAATCGATACAGAAGGTTCTTCGAGGAACACGGAATAGTTATGACATTAATGTCAGTAATACCAAAAACAATATATACACAAGGTCTGCATAAATCATTCTCGCGGACAGTTAAGGAAGATTACTTCCAGAAAGAACTACAAACGATAGGAGAACAAGGAGTTTTAAATAAAGAAGTTTATGCAGATCACACTTCCCCAGGGGACGTATTCGGATATCAATCAAGATACGATGAATACAGATCAAAACCGTCAGATATAGCAGGAGAATTCAGATCATCATTAGATCATTGGCACTATTCAAGGATATTCTCAAGCGACCCATCATTAAACCAGTCATTTACAGATGCAGTACCAACAAAAAGAGTTAATGCAAGTTCAGGTACAGATTGCCTTTATGTAATGGCAAATCACTCAATACAAGCAAGAAGGGGATTAGTAAAATTCCCGAAACCAAGAACATTCTAAAGGGAGAATAAAATGAAAATAGCAAAAAGTACGCTTAAAAAATTAACAGGTTTAAGAAGATCATATCTAAATCAGGATGGTCATGAGGTACCAAACCCAAAACCAATGGTATTACCAGTAGGAACAAGAAGACCACCAACATTACAGGAACAAATTAAAAGAGTACTAAGAACAGAATTATCACAACAGGCAATGGAACAAGGAGAGGAATCCTGGGAAGAGGCAAACGATTTCGAAGTGGAAGACGATTTCGACGT